GTATTACGGCAAAATGGATAGTAGTCCAGAGGAGGAAAAAGATGCCATACGTGAACAAACCTAGACCATATAAAAAAGAATACGAAGAATATCAGGGTAAACCTGAACAAATAAAAAACAGGGCTAAGCGTAATGCTGCCCGTGCGGAGCTAACAAAAGCAGGAAAGGTATCTAAAGGCGATGGAAAAGACGTCGATCACATCAAGCCTCTCAGCAAGGGGGGAACAAGTGCTAGGGGTAATCTCAAGGTTAAATCCGCTAGCGCAAACCGCTCGTTCAGTAGGAACTCAGACCGCACAGTCAAGCGTAATGCCACAAAAAAGTATTCTGACTGATTACAACTGGCCTGGCAAATTTAAGCCGTTTGCCCATCAAAAACAGACGGCAGAGTTTTTAACTTTAAATCGCAAGGCGTTTTGCTTTAACGAGCAAGGCACTGGCAAAACCGCTAGTGTCATATGGGCATCTGACTACCTGATGAACTTAGGTGTCGTTCGTCGAGTGCTTGTAATCTGTCCCTTATCTATTATGAAATCAGCATGGCAGGCTGACCTATTTAAGTTTGCCGTACATCGCTCCTGTGACGTAGCTTACGGGGATGCTAAGCAAAGAAAAAAACTAATTGCACAAGGTGCCGACTTTGTCATCATTAACTTTGATGGCGTAGAAATAGTTAAACAAGACATCATGAATGGTGGCTTTGACCTTGTCGTTGTAGATGAAGCGAGTGCATATAAGAACGTACAGACAACCCGTTGGAAAACACTCAAAGATGTAGCTACAACCGTGAAGGGCATGTGGATGCTAACTGGTACGCCAGCAGCGCAGTCACCCGTAGATGCGTTTGGACTGGCTAAGATTATTAATCCTAATGGGACACCAAAATGGTACGGGCAGTTTCGTGACCAAGTCATGTACAAAGTCGGACAGTATCGGTGGCTACCAAAGTCTAATGCTCAGCAAATCGTACACAAAGTATTACAACCCGCTATCCGCTTTGAGAAAGATCAATGTCTTGACTTACCCGATGTAACGTATGTAGAGCGTGATGCACCCCTTACACCCCAACAACAGAAGTATTACAAACTGCTCAAGAAACAGATGCTAATCCACGCAGACGGCGAGCAAGTAACTTCGGTGAACGCAGCGACCAATATAAATAAGCTACTGCAGATTTCCGGGGGTGCGGTGTATACGGATACTAGAGAAGTCATAGAGTTTGATGTATCCAACCGCCTACAAGTTATCAAAGAAGTTATTGAAGAAGCATCTCACAAGGTCCTGGTATTTGTACCGTTTACGCATACTATAGAACTACTAAGTAATTACTTAACCAAAGCTGGTATTGCATGCGACATTATTAATGGTCAAGTCCCTGTCAATAGAAGACACGAAATAATCAGGGATTTTCAAGAGACTGAAAACATTAGAGTTTTGATAATCCAACCACAGGCTGCATCGCACGGGTTAACACTAACTGCTGCCAACGTAGTGATTTGGTATGCTCCTGTGACCAGCGTAGAAACTTATCTACAAGCGAATGCACGTATCAATCGCCCAGGTCAAAAGAACGCTATGACTGTAGTACACATAAGAGGCAGTGAAGTAGAGACAAGACTGTACAAAATGCTAAGTAGTAACATAGATAACCACACAAAAATAATTGATCTATATCGACAAGAAATTAATGAAGTTGTTTGACATTGTCAAAAGATATGGTATAGTAGTGGTTCGTAGTAAAGGAGCTAAAAATGGACATAAGCACAGACAAGCTTGCCGAGATTTACATCAAAATCAGAGACAAGCGACATGATTTACAAGAGAAGTACGAGGCTGAAGACAGTGCCTTGAAAGAACAACTAGAAATGCTTGCAGCAAAGATGCTCGAGGTTTGCCAAGAGAACAATGCTGACAGCATCAAAACACCAGCAGGGACAATCATCCGTAAAGTTAACACACGGTACTGGACGACTGATTGGGATTCAATGTACGAGTTCATTAGAGAGAACGAGGCATTCCCCCTGCTTGAGAGACGGCTTCACCAAAGTAACATGAAGCAATTTCTTGAAGAGAATCCAGACCTGTTACCTGCTGGTTTACAAGCAGACAGAGCATATACCGTGGTTGTCAGAAGGAGCAAAAACGATGAGTAATGTATCAATCTTTAAACAAAATGTACCCGCAACTACCCGTGCGGAAGGCGTCAGTGAATTAACCAAAGCCCTAGCTGGTGGTGGTTCTTCGTCTAGCCGTCGTATCTCCACTCGGGGTATGGTGTTTCGTAAAGTAGTTAATGGCGAAGAAGTAGGCAAACTCAAAGACCGTGAGATGAATGTAATCATAGTCAATGCACTGCCTAAAGTATCCCGTCAGTTCTACGCTAAGACCTATGACCCAAGTGCAGAGGCTACCCTGCCAGACTGCTGGTCTAACCTAGGTGATGTGCCTGATCCAAAGGCAGAGAACCCACAAGCAGCATCATGCGTAAGCTGCCCACAAAACGTCGATGGCTCAGGTCAAGGCGGTCGTGGTCGTGCATGCCGTTTCCAACGTCGTGTTGCCTTGGTTCTTGAAGGCGATATGAATGGTGACGTATATCAAATGAACTTTGCATCCAAGTCTTTGTTCGGTAAGGGCGAAGGTAATGTGCATCCGTTCGAGAGCTATATTAAGTTCTTAGCAGCAAACAACGAAAGTATTGACCGTGTTGTTACACAGATCAGCTTTGACAGCAATGAAGACAGCGCAGTGCTGAAGTTTAGTCCTGTACGTCATTTAACTGATGATGAGCTAGATGTAGTAATCGGAGCTGCTAGTTCGTACGAAGCTAAGAATGCAATCCAACTTACTGTTGCAGCGCAAGACGGTGCTAAGAGATTAGCTGCCCCAAAGCCAGCAGCAAAGAAGGCTGAAGTAGTTGAGGTAGAAGAAGTAGAAGAGCCTGTAAAGCGCACCAAGAAGACTGAGGCTCCCCCTGCCGCTCCAAAGCAAAACTTGGCTGATGTAATTAGCGCTTGGAGTGATAACTAAAGTGAGCCTAGGCTACAGCTTAAAGATCGTTCTAGAGAACCAAGATGCGGACAAAAAACGCATAGGGGTTGCTCTAGGCGCTCGCTGTATTAAACTTGGCATCCCTGTTTCAAAGATAGCAGCAACGTTGGGGGTAAGCAGGCAGACTGTGTACAACTGGTTCGTGGGAAACCATGATCCGCATGAGTCGCATGCTAAGGAAATACAGAAGCTAATCAACGGTTTTAAGCATAAGTAATTTGTAACATGCAGTGCATGGGGGGAGCAGTCCCCCCATTTTTAACAAGACGAGACAAATATGACCAACATTGACCTATTGGATAGAGTGCTAGCCGACGACGGCTGGTATGCTGTTCTTGGGATCAAAGGTAAGTCTGTTAAACAAAAGCTTGTTCAAACCCGTGAAGAAGTAATACAGGAATCCGAGGCTTTTATTGCTGAAGAACGGGATGTCTATTTCGGTTGTTCTAAGTTTGAGACTAATCAAAGCCGCAAGAAAGAGAACGTCAAATCCATCAAAGCGTTTTGGATAGACCTTGATTGTGGAGAAGCTAAGGCTGAAGTTAATCCCAAGACTGGAAGACCCGATGGTTATATTGACCAAGCTACTGGTCTGCAAGAGCTACAGAAGTTCTGCAAGACAATCGGATTACCTAGACCCATTATTGTTAATTCAGGCAGAGGCATACATGCCTACTGGCCTTTGACCGCATCCATTACACGAGAGCAATGGGAGCCCGTTGCTAACCGCCTTAATGAGCTGTGTGTTATACAAAAGTTATACGTAGACGCTTCCGTATTTGAGGCAGCCCGTGTGCTTAGGATACCCGGCACACTGAACTTTAAAGATACTCCACCTAAGGAAGTAGTCATGTTATCTGACGCTCCGGACGTGGAATATGATAGTTTTAAAGAGATACTAGGGGTTACAGAAAAATCTTTTCAGCCAAAAGTAGTTCAAGAACTTTCCGAGCTACAAAAAGCCATGGCTGCCAACACGATGTTTAAGTTTGGTAAGATTATGATGCGTAGTGCGAAGGGGGAAGGCTGCGCCCAATTATTGCATTGCTATCAAAATCAAGAGTCTATCCCCGAACCCCTATGGTTTAGCGCTCTGTCGGTTGCGCACCGTTGCGTAGATAGAGCTACCGCAATCCACAAGATTTCAGAGAAGTACCCAGCGTATTCGCCTGAAGACACCGAGGATAAAGCTAGCCATACTGAGTTTGCTCATACTTGCTCTACATTTGAGAAGCACAATCCTGGTGGTTGCGAAGGCTGCCCTTGGAAAGGACGCATCAAGTCCCCAATTAACCTAGGCAGGGAAGTAATTAAAGCCGAAGATATGGAGTCTCAGGAAGAAGATGGGGAGGAAACTGAAAAGCCCCATGCAATCCCGTCGTACCCAAACCCATACTTCCGTGGTGCTAATGGTGGCGTGTATACACAAAATAAAGAGGAAGAAGGCGAAGCCGTTTGCGTATATGAGCACGACTTGTATGTAGTAAAGCGTATGAAAGACCCCGACCCTGAGATTGGTGAAGTGGTGCTGATGAGAGTGCATCTACCAGCCGACGGCATACGGGACTTTGTAATCCCGCTAGCTATTGTGGGGTCTAAAGATAGGTTAAGAGAAGCTCTGGCTACCAATGGTGTACTGGGCTACAAGAACCAAAACAATTTGATAACGAACTACGTAATGACTTTTGTAAAGACATTACAGTACAAAAAGAAGGCAGAACTTATGAGAACACAATTTGGTTGGGCTGACAAAAACAGCAAGTTTATCATTGGCGACAGAGAGATTAGTAAAGATGGTATTTTCCACAGCCCACCCTCTCACGTTACCAAGCAGTTTGCAGAACTCATGCACCCTATGGGCACACTGGAGAAGTGGAAAGAAGTATTTAACCTATACAGCGCCCCAGGTCTAGAACCCCATGCTTTTGCTGCGCTTACTGCGTTTGGCGCGCCGCTTCTTAAATTTACTGGGCATAGTGGAGCAATCATAAACCTGATCCACAAAGAGTCAGGCACAGGTAAGTCAACCATCCTTTATATGTGCAATAGCGTCTATGGGCACCCTGACAAGCTAGCGGCTATTTGGAAGGATACCGTTGCAGCCAAGATGATCCAGTTGGGGGTAATGAACAACCTACCCTTTACGATTGACGAGATAACCAACACATCCCCAGCAGACTTCTCGACTCTGGCATACAGCATGTCTCAAGGGCGTGGTGCAAACCGAGCCAAGGCAAACGCTAATGAGCTACGTATAAACACGACTACTTGGCAGACCATATCCCTAGCCAGCTCGAACGCAAGCTTTTACGAGAAACTGGGCGTACACAAGAATAGCCCCGATGGCGAGATGATGCGCTTGATGGAGTACCGTATCCACCCAACAACCATAATCCCTGCACAAACCGCCAAGCAGATGTTCGACCATCAGCTTAAAGAAAACTACGGACACGCTGGGGATATTTACTGCCAATACCTAGTAAACGAGCTAGAAGAGGCTATGGGCGGCGTACGTGCAGTCCAAGCCCGTATTGACCAAGAGATGAAACTAACGAACCGTGAGCGGTTCTGGTCAGCCGTAATAGCCTGTAACCTGACGGGTGGCATTATCGCCCGTAATCTAGGGCTAATTAACTACGATATGAAGGCTATATACAACTGGGCTATGACCATGTTGGCTGAGATTCGAGTAGACGTAACGCCCCCCGTTAATAATGCAGCTTCCGTAATTGGTGACTTTATGAACCGCCATATGCGCAGCATGCTCGTGGTCAATGACGAGGTAGATAAGCGCACCAAAATGCACTCGGCACCCCTACAGGAGCCATATAGTAATGAGCTGGTTATGCGCTACGAGCCTGATACCAAGAAGCTATTCATCGTGGCTTCGGCATTTAAGAACTACTGTGTTGAGTTCCAAGTGGGCTATCGGGATACGCTAAACGAGCTTAGCAAGACTGGCGTGTATAAAGGTGCTGGCAATAAGCGCATGTCTAAGGGCATGAAGATTACATCCCCTGGGGTTCACTCTCTTGAGTTTGATTGCACAGTTCCAGACTTTATTGATATTGAAGGCTTAGTGGAAGCGGCTAAAGAAAATGCTAATAGAGAAGCTCAGTTACAAGATTAATTGGCGTAACTTTAAGCCTGGGTACTCGTTCTTTATACCGTGTCTTGATGAAGATGCGGCAAAGAAAGAGATACTACGTGTTACAAAAAGGCTGAAGCTAGAAGTGTTTATGCAGTTGTCTGTTGAAAACGACATAAAAGGTTTACGGGTCTGGAGGATTTAAACTATACTTCACCCAGCAGGATGTCTCGCCTGCTGTCCTCGGAAGTTAGCTCCTTCCATTCTCGTGCCCCCGCCTCGTGCGGGGGTTTTTATTGGAGCGGACGAGCCGTGCGGGTTATAGGCAACAGGATGTCTTCCTTTTTTTCTGGTACGTACATACCTCGGATAGTAAGGTCCTTACGCCGTGAGTAAGACTCTAGCGACCTATCAATTGTGTCTTCGTCTATCTCATAAGCCTCATGGGGGAAACGACGATTGTGCTTAGCAATCTCTTTAAATATATCTCTAAACTTCTCGGGTGGCTCCCCGCTAGCCACGGCTTCGTTAAGACGTTTTAATATCTCCTGCCTTTGCGCAGTGGCTTTCTTATCCTCTTGCGATAGCTTAAAGTTTGTTTCTTGGATACGGGTTAGGCGAGTAGGTTGGAACCCTAGTGCCTGAGCAGCAATGTTTAAGTTGCTTATTTCTTTCTTCTTCAAAAGCATATCGCCAGCTTGGCTCTTAGCACCTTCTTCACTTAGACGAGCAGCAACTAATGGAGCTTTGAAGAAAGCAGGTGCAATTTTCTCTAAACCACGTTGAATCTTGCCGTCTGCAAAATCATCTATAGCACCTAGTGCGTTACTTCCAACTGAGATAGATGGGCCTAAGTTAGCAGCGAGGAAGTTTAATATGGTTTCTTTAGTCGTATTAGCAGTCTTGGCTTCTCTAAACCACAAGCCATCGTAAGAGGTACGGGAGCCAATATTAATATCGGTAAGCGCCGATACAGGACCTTTTTCCAATACTTCGCTAAGTCTATGGTTTCTGCCGTCTAGTCCAGGAATCATTATTTGACCAAAGTTTCTTGGTAAAAACTCATAGCGGAAGCGTATATCAGAGTCGTATGCAGTTAATGGGTTAACAGCCTTGCGTCTACGCATCTCATCTTCGTCACCAAATAATTGATCGTAGAAGTCAATCAAGCTTGTTATGGTGCTATACAAAGGAGAACCAACTAAACCATGGAACATAGCACCCATCAGGATGACGCCAGTCAGTTTGTGCATGGCTGAACGACCTTCCGCATCTAGCGCACCTTTAGTAATAGCGGTGTATCCATTACGTAGGAACCATGATGTCATGAAGGCAGAGTACATCTTGAACTGACCAACAGTCTTACCAACAGCATTACGCCAGCTACGTGGGCGCTGCGACGCATCATAACGACCTAGTAACTCTTGGGTGCTTTCTACAGCTTTCTTAACTGCTTGGTCAAAGTCTTTAGTCTTTTCAAACTCAAGCTCAAAGGTCATACCAAATGCAATCTCACGGCTGATACGCTCTGAGCCGTTAAGTAATGCGGTAATTAAGCGATAGGTCATCTGACCGCCACGAGTAAGAGCGCTTTCTCCAACAGCGGTAGGGGTCTTGGCTGTGCCTGTTAGCACCGACGTATTAGTCAGGCTAAACATGTTGTAGTTGTCTATAGCGTATTGGTATGCACGCCGTAGATTCTCGTTGCTACGTGCAATGTCAGACGATACAAAAGATGGCGCTGTATAGGTAGTTTCTCTGCTGTCTGGGTCTACATTGGTAATACCAACAGACTTCCATAAGGACATATATTTGCCAAGTTTTGCAGTAGCCTTACCATACCCATACTGATCTACTAACGTAGGCATAACCATGTTAGGTATAGATAGCATCTGAACGCCAGCAGTAGCGGCACTGGTTAGAAGCATTAGGTATGAAACTTGATTAATGCCGTTGATCCATGGGCTATCTTCTGGAGGATTAATCTCCATCTCAGTGCGTTCGCTCATCTCATTAACAAATAACTCTAGGCGACCCCGCTCATCAGACGGCATGCCCTCTAGGCTATCTCTAGCCCGTTGGACTTCGTTTCGTAGCACAGTGCCATATTTAAGTTTGGCTAACTGGTTAG